CCAAAACCACCCGCTCCACCGATGCCTCCTGTCGATCCACTTGCTCCACCATTTCCGCCCTGAGGAAAATAACAGTTGCTAGTTCCACTACTCCATGCAGAAGTTGTGTGTGTGTGTGTACCAGCGTTAGCCCCAGCTCCTCCGTTACTTGTGTTCCGCCCACCACCACCTCCGCCGCCACCGCCGCCCATAGTGTTCGTGTTTGTGGTTACAGTTATGCTCGCACCCGCCCCACCTGCCGCTCCCGTGTCAGTAGTAGCGTTAGTACCAGCTGTGCCAGCTGTCGCGTCCGACGCGGCTCCACCACCACCACCTCCTCCTCCAGTTCCAGACGTTGCTCCACCGGCCCCAGCACCGCCAGCCCCACTCACTCCGGTTCCCCCAGTTCCACCACCACCAAGACCAGCGGCAGTTGAGGCGCCACCAGCTCCCCCACTGTTTGAAGGAGGGGATCCAGGAAGCCCGTTTAGTCCACCATTTCCGCCCGCGCCCGCAGTAAACGACTGGACCAGGTTCCCACCTAGTAGTTCTCCAAAGTGCGTCATTCGGATTGTTGGCGTGCTTGTGCAAGAGTTGCGCAGTTCAATTGTCCCGTTGCCCGCAAAGTTTCCTTTAACGTTTAAGTATGCAGCACCGTTGACCCCAGTAAACGCTAAGATTCCAGGCGAAGTGACGGTGACGTTGTTGTAGTTATATAACTGGTCTAAGTTTAAGGTTGTTGTACCAGAGGTGATGTTTAAATCACCGTCCACCCCGGTTCCACCAAACCTCACTCCCCGCGGCAGTAGTGTAAAGTCAATCGCTCCAGAAGAGTTTAATATTGGCAGTTTTCCCTCGTCGCCACCCAGCGCCGAGCCGGTTTTAATAGCATTTTTTGGGTTCATAAACAATGGCGCGCCGGTTGCTCCGACTTCTGTTAAAGCTGACTGTTCTGCTAAGGTTGCCTGTTCCACTTTACCCGCAACGGTTTCGCTCGCGTTTGGCTGTGTACTGCCCGCCGCTTCTGTAAACCACGAACCACCGTTGTAACTTTGATATTCACCAGCAGTTGTGTTGTAAATCTTCATGCCGTTGGCAGGGGACGGCAAAGCGTCTCTTTGTACTGTGGTTAAGTTTGGCAACCGAAACGTGGTTGTAGCTCCAGAGAAACTCACAGAACCTGTGAAAGTGCCACCATCGGCGCCAAACTTAGAGTTCACCGCTTCCGCTATGTCGTCCCAAGTCTGCCAGTTGTCCGAAATAAGCACTTTAGCCCCTGCTGAGTGGGACTGAGCGGTAGAGGCGCCTCCCTCATAGGCCGCCACCCCTCTTGTCACGACGTTTAGGTTATTACCTGTAATACCGTCACATTTCACCACTTCGTACTTCGACTCAGAGTCATAGTCAATTACAATATAAAACGAGTTTGATCCGCCTGTGGTCATCGCAAAACTAGGCGGGGTGTTTAAAGGAATTAAGCTGTCAACCGCATTGATGTCAGCCGACAAGTTTGTTTCAAACCTGTCTTGCCTTGGGTATTGTGTAAAATTAGCCATATTATGCAATTAAGTTATTTGGATAAATATCAACCGGCTGAGCGTAAGGGTAAATAGACGCTTTTGTAAGAATAAACTGAGAGTTTAGCGTGTTCACGGTTGTTTGAAGTTGGATCCTTGACCCGGTCTGGTACATTGGGATACGCACTTTAAATGAGAAAAAGTCTTGCTCGTCGCCAACTCCACCTCCCAAAGGTGCAACCCCCAAAGGACGAACGCCTAAAGAGAAAGCTGGAGTGTCTGTGACATAATTATCTGAGTCAACACTTATTTCACCAGAAGAGTCTACGCCATCAACAAATACTGTAAATTTCACCGTAGTGTCACGAGCTATAAATCCATGGAATTCTACCATCTCAAACGTCTTGAAGGTCTCTGGTTGCCCAAAGTCAAAGTCTTTACTAACAATTGAAGTTAAAATCTCGTTACTGTTGTCGTTTGTACCGACTTCAATTTCTTTAGCGTAGCCGTTGTTAGCGTTGGCACACACAATGTGACGGTCTCCGTTTGAGTCTCTCCAAACCACCGCTTCATTAAATGGCATGTTGTTATATGTGGTCCATTTTTTAGTTAACACCGAAAACACCAAAGCTGTATCTGGTATCCCGTCACCCGCTGTATCACAAAAGAAGTAGCAGTTTTTTAACTGTTCAACATACACCGCAGATACAATGGTTTTGTCTTGTATAGCGTCGATTATTTGTTTGATGTCATCAGACAAAGCATCCGCACGAATAGATCCAACTGTAGCTTCACGTTGTGCTAAAGTGTAGATACCAGACTGGTTAATGCCAAATACCTCGTTTTCGACCCTAACCAGCGCTCTGTGAGATAAAAAGCCGTTTGAGTAGTCGATCTGCTCTCTTGCTGGAGAAGCCGTGTTTACCTTGTAAATCTTCCCTCTTTTCATAACAAACACAATCGGACCAAGGTTGATAAGCCCGGTAATAGATCCATCAGAAGAGTCTTCGTCACAAACCAACACGTTTGGGAAGGTGTTTAAATTAGCCGGCACTCCACCAGTATACGCTAAAGTAGACGGCACGGTTGGGTCTCCCGCTATGTACCCAACATCGTTTGCTAACAATAAGTATTTGCCCTTGTATGTATTTGTGCCAGTTCTATCAGTACAAGTTTTCCCATTATAATCGAAGTAATTATCTACTCCGTTTGAGAAATACATGATGTTTTTATAGGCTGTACTTGTAAATCTTGTCCCATCGGTAAGCCCCAGCTTAATAGGATTCCAGTGAGAGGTGTTTTCGTCGTACTCCCAAAGAGCAGTACCACAATTAGCGTGCAGGTATCTCACAGACGGAGTTGTTGATGTCTCGAAATATTTCATAGACATCATTGGTTTAGTGTAGGTCGCAGAAGTGCACACGATGTCGTCAAGCTTTACTCCGACCTTATCTGTATATCCAGCCGTATACTCAATTCTGAGTTGGCAGTAGTTAATAGTAGTATCAACCGGCGTCCCAGTTATGGTTGCCGCACTAAAAGGCACGACAACATAATTCCAAGCAGCTTGAGTAAGTGTTCCCGCTGTAAACTCATAATAATTAGCCGCGCTAGACCCTATTCTCATTCTCACGGCAGTAAGATTTGTGTTGAACGCTGTAGGCGCAAATATCCAAAACCTTAAAAAACCTTTAACAGGAGTTATGTCTACAGCTGTAAGTGTAGAGTTTGTAAGTAGCGCGAAATTATTAACACTAGTCGCTACCGTGATGTTAAAAGCTAAGGCTCCAGCTCCTCTTTTTTGATTAGTCGTGTCTGCGGTTAGGGTCACGCCATCATCAGTCACAGCCCAGCCTGTAGTGGCGTCTGCTGTGGATATTTGTTTAACCGCGTCAGGAATTGGGCTCCCAAAGTTTTGTTGGCCGTATCTAGTTTGTAGGTTTTTGTCTTGATTGTAAAAACAGTTCTCACCAGTCGAGAGTTGGTTGTCATCAATAATAGTGGCGTCCTTTTTGGAAACTCCACCTTGAAAATTATTGATTCTGATTGGTTTAACTTGTGCCATTATATAGTCTCGTATTGAAATTGATAATTTTCGTCTTGTCGTCTACCCAAATATTGAGCGTTTAATCCCTTCATTGCTTCTTGATAGTCTTGAGCAGCGGCAACCGCTTTATCTGATCTGCCCTCAATTGTTGACCAACACAAATATGCAGCCCATTTCACAAGCGCAATATCAAAAGCGTCTGGCACCCCCGAGTCATTTGCATCCGCTGACATAGCTGTTAGTTTAGTGCGGTATAAATAAGTCAGCGTCTTAATAGCATCGGGTGGTTGTGCAAGGTACAAGCTCGTTCCTCTTAATGCATAATAAGAAGGGGTCCCATTAGTAGCGGTAGTTAGTCCATCAACCCACAACTCGTTGTATGTTTTAGGGTGCAGTTGTCCGCCGTCGTACAAAAGACTGCCAAGCTCTAGCCTTACGAAATTACTTGGTAAAGTATATGCAGACTGCCCGATAACAGTTGGTTCTGTGTTTACTCCGTCGTTGAAGTGCCACATATAATCTCCGTCTTGTTGTAGTTGATTAACCGCCTGATTAATCGCAGCGTTTAAAGTGGAATCAGTCCAGATACGACCGCTCGGATCGATCTTTATCTCTGTTCTCAACTTCCCCCGTAGTGTTAGTAGTGTGCTCATGCTCCAAAAGTTAAATAACTAGTCTTAGCTTCATGTCCTGGCCTTACGTCAGAGTGCAACCATACTTTAAACCCTAGTTCTTTTGCACGCTCACAAAAAACCACGTCCTCTCCTTTATAGTTTACAACTCCTGTTAGTGGGTTGGTTTCCTTTAAAAACTCGAACATAAACTGTTTATGCTTCTCAAACATTTTTTCTAAAACCTGTCTTTTAATTAAGACACATCCAGTTCCAATTGCATCGACTTCTTGGACATCCTCTTGGATTTTTTTGATTGGTTTGTAAAGTTTAACCTTCCCGTTTTCAAATTCTTTGGCCTCAAAGGCACACGGCTCTTGTGTGTGGCGTGACACGCATAGCCCACCGATAATATCCTTGTTAGCTTCATAAAGTTTTGTTAAAGTGTCCGGCTCTAAACTCATATCATCATCCACAAAAAATATATGTTCAAAACCGTTCACCAGCGCATCTCTCACAAGCAGGTTTCTGGCGTGGTCAACTAGTGACCTTTCTATGTAAGCAAACCCGCAAGCAACGGGCTTTTTCAGGTAAAACAAATCTCGCACAAGTTGCGCTGGTATCTTTCCGCTCGATGTTGGTATAGCAATTAGTATCATCTTTTATGTTTTAATGCTGTTGTGCCTTCTGCAAAACTCAGTTGAGTTCAATAACCTGTCTTCATTTTTTTTAAGCTCCGATACTACGGCGGTCAACTCTCGTGTAGCTTCGGTGTTTTCGGTGAGAGTTTCCTGGAAAGCCTGCATAATCTTTCCCTGTTCCTGTAGAATCTTCATCTGCTGGAGAACTACATAAGCTAACACTATCAGTGCCGCTCCAGTAAGTCCATAATCTAAGATTAGTTTTAAGATTTCTTCCATTAGATGGTTAATTTAATACTTGATACTTTGGCTCCCGTAGTCATGGTAATGGTAAATCCAGTGGCGGTTTTAGCCAGTGTAGCCGTACCGGTAGATGTGTAAGTGTGAGTTGTGTACTTGTTGGCGTTGGGTAACACAATCTCAACAACCCCATCAGACACGCACTCAAGCGTTCTGCCTGCGCTTGTTTCGGATATTTTAAAACTTCCAGAATTCACCTTAAATTCGGTATAAGGGATGGTTCCGGATGTTACATTAACCGTCGTGGGAGGCGTAAAAAGAAAATCTTCAACATAAATTATCTCTTGAGAGGCTTTGGCATATTCGGCAGAGGCGAAGTCTGCCCCCTTGTCCGTGTTGTACAGCTTGATGTCAGCCGTGTCCATGACGGTTATTTCGCTTCCTTTGCGCATAAGGTACAGTGGCCCCGCTGGAATGGTTGCCAGTGGCGCCGCGACCGAGCTTAACAACACGCCGTTTCTATATAAATACAAATTAGTGCCGTCATGTCTAACTACTGTGTGTACCCATTGTCCTGTGTTCACGCTAGACACCGAGATGGTATTGAGCGTGTTGTATGATACCCTGTTAGTTCCGACATAAAAACGGGGTACAGCGGGTTCAATCGATAGAATGGCATCATTGCCATCCGAAACACTCACGGGCGCACGAGTCATTGCTTCAATAGTGAAAGGTTGTTGACCAAAGGTATTGGTTAGAGGAAGCACAAAAGCTGAGCCTACCTTCCCTTTGAGATTTTGCCCCCTTCCGTATATCGTCGGGACAGAATTGATAAATCCGGCTGGCGCGGCATGATTACCGTTACCAGACAAATCAGCTAGTTTTCCGTCTGATAGAAATGTCTGCATGTCATAGTGGGCCACACACCCAGTTCCGGCCTTTGGATTGGTTAGAACAAAATTACGCTTTTGTTTGAAAACCGCTCCCCTGATATTCATGTACTCGGTATATATCTGTGAAATCTCCAAGTCAGTTACCGTGTCTTTGAGTAGTAAAAACATCCCTATTGGTGTTCTTTGGGAGTAGTCTCCGTTTACCCAGTTGTTTATGTAGATATCGCTCGTGTTCGTGACTATAGTGCTTGTGCCACTGAAATTACCAATATTTATTCCATTATTGTACCCCTGACATGTTCCGGTTAAAAACCTTGCACCCAGCATATAACTGCCAATACTGTTGGTTGTGGCGCTCCTATTGGTGGTTGCATCTTGGAATCCGATCGTTGCGTTCCCCGGATTAGTGGATAAAGCAAAAGCCGGCGTACCTCCTTTGGTTACTAGATACTTATTCGTTGGCCCAGGGTTTCTCGATAAGGGTGAAGTGAAGAAAACCAATATCACTCCAGAAGACAGGTTGACAGAACTGGAGTGTGTAACTTGTAGATACTGACCGGCTCCGTGAGTTAAATAGCCCCTGCCTTTAGTGCCGTTAACCATTGTACCTCCAACGACTGTTATCGTGTTGTTGTTTCCCGAATGGTCTAACAAAGAATTAAAGATAGGTTCCACCCAGAGAGCCACTTTATTTTCTGATTTTAGCCTTTCAAGAGTTTGCATTAGTTGTTCAATAAATTCTCCAATTTGAATCGAATATATTTTTGTTGCGCGGTAGTTAAAACGAATGGATATATCACCAAACCAGCAAGCAGTCCGTTATATCCACTCGCTGTCTTTATGGCCGTTAGTGTGGCCAAAGTATTATCAAAAGTCACCTTCTGGCCGTTATAGGTGACCACGGTGTAACTGCCTGTTGGATTGGCAATGTTTGAAAAATACCCACCAGTGGAAAGTCTATCGCCTCGTGGGGTTCTGAATGCGTGTCCTGTGGTGGTTGTACCGTCGTTGAGGGTGACGGTCCCCCCCACCGTGCCAAGGTTGTCTGTAACATATATTCCCTCTGAAACATAATAAGTTCTCAATGGAAGAAAATAACTAGCGTTTTTAAAGTCAACTTCTGTGTATGTAGTAGAGTTCTTTATGTCGTCAAGTTCAGCTTTACTGAGCGCACGCCTATATATATTCACCCCCTTGTAATTCGGTTGGCCGTTATAAGTAGCGTCTTTGTAGGGGAGAATCAGTGAGCCTTTGCCCTGTAAGTTTTGTATAGTAACACTAGTCTCGACATACTGGCCGTTAACATAGTAGAACACCTTGCCCGAGGCTATCCCCCACGCTAAGGTAATTTCGGTTGAGTTTGGAACGGGCACAAGTAATGCAGCGTAAGCTTGTGCGTCTGTGCCCCAAAATAACTGGGGATAATTTGTGTTTGTAACGAAACAACGAAAATCCAACTCTGCTGGAGTCGAAGTCGTACGTTTCGCTACAATCGTTTGAAAGGAGGCTTTCGGAAACACGGTTCCTTTAAAAACGACCGTGAATGGCTGTACATTATACGCCTGATTCCATGTGTACTCTATCCGGCCTGTAGTTGAGTTCGGCCTGTATTCGCCAGAATCCGCCCCAGAGCCAATCACCGACCCTCCGTTTTTGAATATATCCAAAAGCGAGGCGAAGTCCTCAAAAAAATCAAGATCAGTATAGCCTGGTTTTTTTATGTTAGTTGGCACTTTTATACAGATTAAATCCTTGTTCTAATTCTTGAATGACCTTCACGCAATCAGCTCGGGAAATCTTGTATTTCCCGGCCAAAGCCATAATACCCCCAGCGTGTGCGATAGATTCGCTTGGTGTGGACTTAGCCAGCAAATCATTAAATATGCCCTCGATAATGGTTTTGGTGAGTTGGTTGTGTTCAGCTGGTGCCACTGGCGCTGGCACCTTCTTAAAATTGTTCTCGACTATGGTTTTAGTGAGGGTAGGAATAACCTCAAAAATAGTCGGCATAGAATCTTGGTAGTCTTGTAGTGTTGGCATTAGTAAGCTCGGTTAACATATAATGCGGCGATTCCGTTATCAGCGGATGTCGCTGTAATAGTAAGTCGCAAAAACTTCCAGCCCTTACAGTTGAACCTAAAGGCGCCGTCAGCGGTTAGTGAGGCCGCCTGGGGGCCGGTCGTAATAATCGTTCCGTACTGTAGAATGTCCACATAAGACGCCGCTGAGTCTGCCGTGCCGTTGTTTTCTCCGGAGGCGTGAGCGGTCAGGGTGAGCGTTCCAGGGCCACTTGGAAGGCTGACAATGTCATAATGTACCACCACCTCGCCCACTCCTTCAACATCAACATACACCACTACTGGTGTTGCCACGGGGATGCCTAGAGTGTCCATTTGGAGCATCGGCGCGAAAGCGGTGTTTGGTGGGTTGGTTATAGTAACATTTTCGGCCCCAGTTGTGGGGTCGTAAGCAGAAGATGATACGGGCAAAGGGTACGTACTGGACACATCCCTTGCTGCATCAGTTGTGTCTCTATATATTAATCTTTCAGCCATATAAAAGGCGGGTTAAGATATAAGGATTCCCGCCCTTGCACGGAGATATTATACTACTTCTGTTGATGTTTCTTCAACTATTTCTTTCTTTTTTCTACCTCTTTTAACTCCAGCTACTTCTTCAAGAACCTGAGCTTGTACTTCAGCGTTCTCTGCGAGCTTTTCAGCTACTTTAAGCATAGCATCAGCTGGCGTAATTGGAGCCTCTGGTGATTTAACTCTAAGGCTTAAGTCATCAGAGATAAACACACCGTCAGTGTGGATAAAACCTTTTGATAGTTTATCCGCTACCAAATGTCTAGCAATAGGTACTTTTCGGTTGTGTTTGTTTAACATCCAGCAATAGTCATTAGAGTTGTTTAACTCTTTAATGCTTGAAGCGTCTTGTGCCCCGATTCTTTCCATAGACTGTACTAGCGGATGTTGATTAATTGTTTCACCGTTCATAGTTATTGGGTTAGGAATTTTTGATAACTTAGGTTGTTACATAGTCGCCATCTATATACTAACCTAAATTGTCAAAGATCTTTTAGGTTCATATTGGGGATGTTTATAATGTAACACCCCCAAATATGAATTGTGAGGCTTATTAGTTACGGAATTCAACTCCGAAAGAATCCCTTCTTTCCAAAACCCCGTACAATGTGTCTGCAACAACCAAAGTTCCTAAGAAGTCAATTCTGTTGTCAGATTGAACACGTGGGTTCTTTTGGATTGCGCAAGCAATAGCTTCTTTATGCATGTACATGTTAGAGATGTTATTACCAGTCTGGTATACCTGAGTAGTCATGTATACTGGAGCGTTATATAACATACCAACTAGACCGTTTGGTCTTACACCACCTTTATCAGAACCAATGAAACCGGTAGAAGCAGAACCTGCGAAACCAGTACCATCGTATCTTGTATAATCAGAAATAGTTCTTAGGTCATTTACAGCATGTGGTTTTAGGATCCAAACTCTATCAGATTGTGGCACGTCACCATCATCCAACGCTTGAACAGCTGTTAATGTAGCTGTTGTTGTGATTGTTGTGTTGAATGTACCAGCTGAAATAGAGAATCCAGTTGCAAGGTTAGCAATATCAGTATCAATAGCTTTTCTGATAGCGTATCCACCTTTTTGTGTGTATTCGCTCATTAGAGAGTATTGAGATTGAGCAGCAAGAATGTCTTCAATTAAGAAAGCACAATATTTGTGTTTATTAACCAACAGATTGATAGATGTTTCTGTTGGAGACTGTAATGTAACAGCTGTGTTAGCAACCTTATCTAAAGCGTTTAAGTTAGATAGGTTAGGGATATAAATAGATTTACCCTTGCTCATAACATCTTGATCAAACCTAGACACTTTATCAGCAAGTACGAGGGTAGCCTCAGTTGCCCTAGTTAATTCACGAGACCAAATGTCAGGTCGGAATACATTTCCGGTTGTGACATCCATATGATTTGTTCCAAGAGCCATAGTATTTTAGTTAGATAATAGCCGTCCTATTATTAAGTTTAGTTGTTAAAGTCGATTGGTAGGAAAACTCTAGCTGTACCTGTTACAGTACCACCAGCACCTTGTGCTTTATTCACAACAAGGATAGTGTCGCCAGCTAATAATTCATAATAGCCTTTTGGCGCATTAGTTGCATTAGTAGTGGCATCAGCTTGAAAACCAATTGCTCTAGCAGTTGCTGTTGTACCAGTTGACCATGTAGCTACATCAGATGTAACAGAAGATCTTACAACTTGGACGGTATAGTCTCCAGCCGCAGATGTGAATCCACCAGAAGCAACAGCCTCTTCAAGGATTCCAAAGATAGCGTTAGTTTGTAGAGTTCCAGCAGTGGACATTGTCCATGTGAGACTAGCTGTAGCGGCTGTAGCATTGAAGTCTACAACAGCAGGAGCTTGGATTAATGAAAACATAATTATTAATTGTTAAATTATATACCTGAGATTCCAGCGTCTCTTAGAAGTTTAACTCTATGTTTTTCATATTCAGTATTCGACATACGGGATATATCAACAGGTGCATCAACCTTCTTAGATTCGCTTCGTATCGGTCTTTCTTTAACCGACACTTTTGTACCCATTAATTTGTTTATCGCAGGAGCAAAGCGGTCGTTATATATAGATTCAAACGTAACTTGCTTTAAATCAGGGTGTTGCGCATATTCCCTGAAAATCTTGTCCATCCCAGTCTCGACGAGCTCAGGTTTGGATTTAATAAACGTCTCCATCTGTTGGAAATCGCTTTGTGCAGTTGCTTCTTCAGTTGATTGTAACATCAACCCCCGTAGTTCGTTGTTTTGGGTTTCCATATCAGTGATACGTTCCATCAAAAACTGAACTTGTTCGTCATAACCTAACCCTTTAATAGATTCGAGCTTAGCTTTCTTCGCTTCAGCTTCGAGTTCCTTTAGCTTTTGTTCTGCTTTAGTAGCTCTTGCTTGAAGGTTAGTGTACCCTTTCTCTAATTCTTCGGGGCTCTTGTACTTCCCAAGGTAAAGACGTTCGTCTTGCTTGGTAGTAGGTTCTGCGACTTCGGGTTCTGGCTGCTTCTCCTCGACAGGCGCAGACAAGGCTTGTTCCAGGGTGTCCTGATCTATGATCGGAGCCTGGTCTTGTGCGGTATTGTCCATGATCTTTAATTAATGGATAGTCGGGGCGGGCAGAAGGACGGGAAGCAACTGCACGCCTTGAGCAGCCATTAATTAAACACCCAATTGTTAAAGAGCCTCAGGGATTGATGTTTGTTGTGTTTCCAACACCTCTCTCTCATAATCCGCCATCATACCCTCGATATCCTGTATGAATGCCCTCATAACTTTAATCTCAGCTTGAAACACTCTGATCTTTTCTGATTGGTCTAAACCTAGAACCTCAAGCGCATCTCTGTTGATTTCTATCTTTGTTTCGAAATACTCTTTTAATAGCTTGTACAAATTGCTTGAAGCTATAGAGGCGTATGCCCTTTTAATCTTTTCAAACTCATTAATTAACTCAAGCTCAGTCTTTAAGGCTGGCAATTCTCGTTTCTGGAAGTTGGCAAATAGTTCTCTAAACATTAGTCAATGATTGGTTAAGTTGATCCTCTGGAGTTGGTTGTACTTGAGCTTGATCAACGGTTGATTGAGGTAAAGAAGCTGGCCCTTTTTCTTGTGGCTGTTCTGGCGGTAGAATGTACTCAGCAGGATTAAGTTGCGGGAATGTTCTTAGAATATCTTCGAAAATCTTATTCATATCTACGTTAACCCCCTGAGCTTTGTATGCTATTGCTAACTGACCTAACGCCAACGCTTGATCTCTTTGGTTTTCTACAGAATCAAACGCTGTTGAATCCGCCAATACAGACACGTTGTAGAAATCTTGAGCAGCATCAAAAGCAGTCTTGGCTACTTCATAAAACTGTCCTGTGGCTTCATCCTGAATAAGGGGGTTCTGTGTTGCGTGTTTAGCCACAATTCGCAACATCTTTTCTCCTAGTTTGGAGAGCGCTTCTTCATAGTTCTCTTTAATAGATTTAAACCTAACATTAAACTCATTCCATCTAATCTTTTGACCAGTCGCTAAGTTAGTAAACCCATTCGCACTGGAATCCTGAGACGTATCAATCGTGCCAAGTGTGGTTTGAATTTCTGTGTTTAACGCCTGAGTTTCGTTGTAGCTAGAAGACGTGACATCTGGCGTTTGTAGTGGTGCAAGGTCATTTAAATCTTTAACCGCAATAACGTTTCCTGCTACAGACCTAAGTCTCCTTGGATCAATACCAGCTCCCTGTTTCATCAACCACATTCTATTAAGCACCAAAGACACGTTCTCAATTCTCTGGTTTCTTGTTAGGTTGTAGCCGTCTTGAATCTTTTTAATAGGTTCTACCAATCCAACCCCCACTCCCACTCCAGGAACATCGGTCGGAACAAACTTCTCAAACGGGATAAAGTCTATCTCTTCGTATCGAATCAACACTGAATTGTCTACCACAGTAGCCATGACAATCTTTGCGTCCTCGGCTTTGTCAGTCTCTGAAAAGTAGCCGTAGTAGTTCTTTAAGTTTACTTTGTGTTCTTCTTTAGCTCCGTAGTTTGGAATGCCATGCATCTGCCATCTAGTCAGTTTGTCCTGGTCTCCATCAGTAGAAAATTCGCTACCACCCAAACCATCCAGCTCGTTTAAGTTGAAGTATATATCTTTCTGAAGTTTTAAGTCTTGTATTCTTACCTGATCTAAACTCTCGATAATACCGTCCCTGTCGCACTCGTCCTCAATACGAGGATCAAAATAAATGTCAAAAATATCACAAGGTTCAAAAGTAGGATACTCAGACACGATAGTTTCGGTCTCGGTTTCTTTAATGGCCAAATCTCCGTTCTCTTTTGCAACAACTTCAGACTCAGTTCTCTTCGCAGTCTTTCTTTGGACGTACGCTTTAGCCCACGCAACACCATAAACAAGCGCAGACTTAGCCCAAATTCTAGACTTCTTCTGACACTCTCCCACCTTCCAGAAGTAGTTTAAACCTTTTTGGGCTGCCATAGCATTTGCTACCATATCAGCCTCTGGAGAGGCATAGTTAATAGGAGAGGATAGTCCAATGACAAACTTAGGTTTATTCCCAAAGATACGAGGCGCTACCTTTTCAACCTGCTCGTAACATTTTGGGATAAATATCTGAGACTGGCCTGGTTGCCGTCTATCAGTTTCAAAGATGTAGGTTGCTTTATAAAACTCTAACCACTTATTGCGGTATGCATTCAACAACGTATCATAGTCGCTGAACCTAGAGCTCACAAAGCTGAGAATTTTGTCTTGAATTTCTTGTTTCGGTTTTCTCATGTTTAAGGGGTTCCCGTCCTTAAACTGTATATATTATATGCTCTTTTTTCACCTACATCAACTTTTTCTTTATATATTTTTTGTAATCCGCAACTTTACCATCTTGGTTCTCCCACCAGGAGTCACTGTCTTTAATCTCTTTGATGTTCTCGTCTATATCAGTAAGTCCAGTCATTGTATCTAAAATAGCCAAATCTTTGTCAGCCTGGAAATAAGGTAGCTTAGCTTCCCAATTCACCGTGCCTGTGTGTCCTTTCCCTATAAAACAAACCCCACGCAACACCATAAACAAGCGCAGACTTAGCCCAAATTCTAGACTTCTTCTGACACTCTCCCACCTTCCAGAAGTAGTTTAAACCTTTTTGGGCTGCCATAGCATTTGCTACCATATCAGCCTCTGGAGAGGCATAGTTAATAGGAGAGGATAGTCCAATGACAAACTTAGGTTTATTCCCAAAGATACGAGGCGCTACCTTTTCAACCTGCTCGTAACATTTTGGGATAAATATCTGAGACTGGCCTGGTTGCCGTCTATCAGTTTCAAAGATGTAGGTTGCTTTATAAAACTCTAACCACTTATTGCGGTATGCATTCAACAACGTATCATAGTCGCTGAACCTAGAGCTCACAAAGCTGAGAATTTTGTCTTGAATTTCTTGTTTCGGTTTTCTCATGTTTAAGGGGTTCCCGTCCTTAAACTGTATATATTATATGCTCTTTTTTCACCTACATCAACTTTTTCTTTATATATTTTTTGTAATCCGCAACTTTACCATCTTGGTTCTCCCACCAGGAGTCACTGTCTTTAATCTCTTTGATGTTCTCGTCTATATCAGTAAGTCCAGTCATTGTATCTAAAATAGCCAAATCTTTGTCAGCCTGGAAATAAGGTAGCTTAGCTTCCCAATTCACCGTGCCTGTGTGTCCTTTCCCTATAAAACAAACCTCACATAAACCTTTATGCTTCTCTTTAAACTTACTTTCATTGAGCATCAAGTCTTGTAACCTTTCGTTACACCTAGCGAAATACACCCTTGCCTCAGCTCCGCAATTCTTGCAGTGACCTATCATCGCCAGTAACATATCCCCTTGGTATCCTGATTTAGTCATATCTAGTTTTTAATTATAGCTAAAATGTGGTCTTCTCTAGCAATGATAAAATCCTCTCCGTCCAATTGCACCTCGTCAGGGGCGTACTTAGAGAAGATAACCACATCACCAACATTGACTTCCAGAGGATGAATTTTACCGTTTTCATCTCTCTTACCTGGACCAACGGCCACTACTACCGCTTTTTGCGGACGATCTTTTTTAGCAGTTTCAGGAATAATAATCCCCGAAGCGGAAGTGTCAATATCACTTGATCCTTTAAGTAGAATTCTATCTTGTTGTGGTTGAATATTTTTCATATTAATGTAGTTAAAATAAATGTTGTGTGTTAATCTTTTGTATCGAGCGGAATCGCTCTGGAAGCCAACTTGACAAAATTAATACACCGGCTCTCCAAAGTCGGAGAATCTCATAAACGGCGTGTCGTCCTCAAGTGGCATTCTTGTCACCAATTGTTTTTCTGGCAAGCGATAACAAGCTAAAGCCAAGGCCACAACCGTATCGTCGTGCTGGCCTTGTGGTGCCCCGTACCGAATATTGCCGTGGCTGGTAGTCTCAAACGTGTAGTTCTGTAGTTCTTTGATTTGCTCCTCGTCGGGAATGATCTTTAGTTTATCCTGCTCAAGTAACAGCGCTAGGTTTTGAATAAGGGCGTTCTTGACTTGGTTGGTAAACACAAACGCTTCTACATCTAAACCTTTGTTCTTAAGCTCAAGACATATCGGATCACCCACTCCGGTAGAGTCGATGTTGATATGAGCGTTATTGTATCTTCTAGCTATAGCTTCTATTCTACTAATCTGTAGATTCCAGTCTATCTGATTAAACCTATCGATATATACTTGTTTATGGGTCTTGGTGTTCACCACAGAGATCACAGTAAAGTCTTGATGACGAGCAAGGTCAACCCCTATTTGATACTCTCCATCATCTAAAGCTTCAGATGGCTTTACGGTAGCATTCTCGTTGATGCGTCTAAATATATTTCCTGCGCCCTCTAAAAACTCACATTCAAACTCCTGGTTAAATGACTTTTCAGTCATATCCTTCTTAGCCTCTGCCAGTATCTCAGGTGAGAGTACTCCAGACTGAGAAGCTTTAAGGTGAACAACCTGCCAAGTTGGTAGATGCTGAGCTTGTTGGTATCGTAACCAGAAATGGTTCTTACCTTTAGGCGTTCCTATCATCCACACCCAGCCGCCGTTTGCTTTAATGATTGGCATCAGGATTTCGTCGTAGACCTCAGGTTTGATTTGCGCATACTCATCAATAACAATCCCAAAAGGATTAGTTCCCCTTAGAGTATCTGGATCATCAGCGCCTTTAATACAAATCTGGCTTCTGTTTTTTAAATAGATAGTTAGTTCTACTTCGTTTCGTTTATCAACCGCTTCAGGAGGTAGATACTTATTAATCATATCAGGAGCTTTCCACACCACTTCCTTGGCTTGCTTTTGGTTAGGACATAAATACCAATAAACCTTACCAGGACTACATATAGCCTGAAGAATAAGCCAGTTTAACGCTAAAGACGTCTTGCCGTGCCTTCTTGGGATGACGAGAAGTTTGTTAGGACGTTTATCATTCCAGATCTTAGTTTGAAACGGCCTAGTGGTAGGTTCAAAATTATATGGCAAACTAATTTTAATCCCGTCACTCATACTATTCTTGTTTCTTAATTATAAACTCAATTGGCATTCCCATTTCTCCAGCCATCTTTTGAACCGCTTTGCCGTCTACTCTATCAATCAAGTCTCGAAGTATCTTATCATCCCCCTCAACCAAGGCTTTATGAAAGTACTTTTTAACCATTAATTGAGCATAAGTTTCCTTTTGACCATCAGGTATTTCTTGTAGTTTCTCTTTAATCATCTGTACAATCGAAAAAGATCCAGGTGGTCTACCTTCTCGATTAATGTTTGGATCTCCTTTGTAGAATGGCATAGTAAGTTATTGTTTAAGCTATGGAGCGCTAGGGTGGGATTCGAACCTCCTTTTATCAGCTGGAAGCAGATCGTGTAGCCTATTCACTGCTAGCGCATATATATTATATGTGTTTAATAATGTATCTTCTTTTGCAATCGATGTACCACACTTCTTAAGTACAGACTCGAAGGTTTCTTTCTTATTCCATTTTGTTGGTGTGATTTTAGTATTCATGTATTTAAACAATAATTTGTTTTATCGGCCTGACATAGCGTAACATAGGGTGAGCCCTGGTAGGGATAAATATCGACAGAATTAAACCTTCCACAAGTGGGACACCTCCCACAGTTAGGACAAATAGAGTTGTTTTTGTTTTCTTTTTGTAACAAGGCACTGTTTACGTTGTTTTTAGGCTGTTTATTGGTCATTTGAATTAGTTAAAATTTATTACAATTTAGCTTTTAAGCATCAACAGCTCGTTTACCTCTTTAGTATAATACTCTATAAGAGCGTTATAATCAACATTTTTAGTGATTTCTTTAGAGAGTTTTAGTAGTTCATCTCTTACATCTTCGCCATGTAAGTCAATTATAGCAAGTTCATGAAGATGATTTTTCCCCCTACCGTATCCATTACATCCCCAACATTGAGCATGGCAGTTGTATTCGTGGAATCTAGTGTTGAGTTCAATCCTTGTAATCCAGTGTCCGTTTTGCATCTCTTTCCAGTGTTTGGTTGTAGGACAGGTGACACAGGTAACCATACCGTTCTCTCTTGCGTCTCTTAGTCTTATGTATTTACTAAAAACAGAGTCTGCTTTTGCTTTAAGTTTTGACGTGCTTAGTTTTTTGGTTTTCATGGTTAGTTTTTGTAGATTTTCCGGGCTAAAGCATATAGGTCGTCTAGGTGGTCATACTCTTCTGCATATTCTATCACAGTCATTTCCTTCTTCTTCGCTCTCATGGTTATATTAATTCCATACCTAGAGTAGAACTGTGAGTATAGCTCGCTCCATAGTATGTTGATATATCGGTTCTGTTTAACAGCTTGTTCTCGTATGAACTTGTTAATCGCCGCCCGTGTGTTCATATCAGGCACGTCCTTCTTTGGCTCTGGCAGTAACGACTCACTTAAAACGCCGAGTTGTTTGATTCCCTCTCTCTGGACCGTAAGAGCTTCAACCGTCGCTTGTAACCTTTGAACACTTTCTACCAAACTAGGGATCATTTTTTCATACAATTCCAACCTTCTTACAACCGAAGCATTGTCCTTAGCCATATTTACCATCTGGTCTTTTGCGTCTTTCAGCTTCGTTTCACGAAATTGAACGGAGCCTTGTCTAAGCCCTTTTCGTACCGTGAATTCTGGTATTAGCGCTTTAGAAGCCATTAATTGCTTGCCTTGTTTTTGGCAGTGTTTGTCCTTAAGGTCTGGATTGTTTGTCAGGAACATCGAGAGGGTGCTTTGGGCAACTCCAAGAAGCTGAGACATCTTTCTTTGACTCAACCACTCTTGATTACCCCCTGTCGTTGTGATATGTTGTTTTTGTTTCATTGCATTTTTGGTTATGTAGCGTAACCAATTGTATCAGAATTAAACTTCTGACACAAGGGAAAAGGGCTTTAATTGGCCCTTTTTTTAAAATCGGTTAAGTTTTGTTGTAGTTTGTCGTCTGTTAAGTCTATCTTTCTCGTTATTTCGATCAATCTGTCAAAGTTGGAATCATTATTGTTGATGTTGTAGGCCTTAATTACGCGGCAGATGTAACCGTGAGGCAGTCCTGATTGGTGTTCCACAGTATCCGTTGCCACGCCTCGCCATTTTAATCCGTATTTGTTTTTTAGATTTTCTAGTTTTGTATATATTTCTTTTGTTGGCTCCATTGTATTTGTTTAAGTATGTGTTTAATAATCTCACTATTAAAGGCGTTCCCACACATCTTATATTTTTGACTGTCTGATATTGGTTTCCCTTTGTGTGTTGCTTTGTCGAAATAATCATCTGGCATTGATTGGAGGCGCAAACACTCTGTCGGGGTGAGTTTTCTGACGGTGTTTTTTTTCAAATCAAGTACACCCTGTCCAGTTTTTGCTGTTTGGCATTGTGAGTTTGACCCAAGGGTGTTTGTTTTGTCAAAGTTCAAGGTTCGGTTGTAATTAGACACGACTGCGTACAGCCCAGTCTTCGCGCCCCCGCCACCGCCATTTGCCGATAGTAATATGCTTTTGCCTTCTTGCGAACAAATTCTGTCTCCTTGGCCGCCAAAGTTTAGTGAGCCGATCCTTTTTGACACATCTACGCCCTTAACATAATACTTCACGTTAACATTTTCTTCCAAAATGTCTTTCAAAATTATCCCTCTGTCTTCTGGTTGTGGAATTTCTACTTGTTCATATTTTATTGGGGTTATTCCTCCACAACACGAACAGATATTATTCTGTCCTTTTTGCATGAATTGCAACTCCGACAAAGTGGTTGTAAGTTCTCCAAATCGTTCGTCCCACCCTTGCTCACTGGGATTATGTGGTCTACCGTTAAGTCCTCCATAGAACCGCAAAACGAACATTCCGTGTTTATCTTTCTCCACATATCCAACAATTCCTCGTTCCCAATCATATTGATAGTTTTCTTGCCCCTTCTCCACGCCTCTCTCTGTGCCCTCCTCATTCTTACTTCGGGTTTGGAAGAGTATTTTTTGTAATATTTTAGAAAACTCTTTTTGTTGTTCAGGCGATAATTTTTGCCATACTCCAACAATTCTTTCTTTTTTCTCTTGTAGTATTTCTTTTGGTAATCTTTCTTTCTTTGGCTCGGTTTCTTGTCGTTCTGCTTTTTGTTGATGTTCATACAATTCTCCGAGCAACATTTCTGTGTGGAGTTCTTGCGAAAAAACTCTTTGTCGCAAATCTTGCACCTTGTTTTCTTCTTTGGATTCTTCTTGTAGTAACTTTTCAACACCTGTTCTCTGTGTTTTTGAAGTTTCTCCTCCGTGTTGTATCTCGTTAAGTAATTGCTCATACTTACAATTATAGCACAAATCTAAACGAGATGAAATCCAAAATAATCGTTTCCTGTTTTGTGCCGACACTAAACTGGCATTTATCATTACAGGTTCTATACCCAATGCTTCTGTAATAGTACCTCTTGCTTCTTTTGGCATTGATGCGACATTTTCCAATATGAAGTATTTAGGTTTCACCTCATCTCGTATTCTTACATATTCCCAGAATAACCCCGACCTTGTCCCTTTAAGCCCTTCTCTGTTTTTTTTAGCAATAGACAAATCTTGGCACGGCGACCCGCCTATCATTAAATCTGGCCGGAAATCTACCGATAACCCCACCACGCTTCCCAACTGTATTGTATTGGGGAAATTACCTTGTGTGACTGCAATGGCATAGGAGTCTGTTTCGCTTGCATAGTATTGCTCAATAGACATCCCAACCTCTTTTAACGCCTGTTGTGCAACTGACATCCCATCAAACAAGCTTAAAACTTTGATTTTCTTCATTAGTATATAACTCTATTAAGATCTACATTACTTAGTTCAGGGGCAAAAAGTGCCAACCTGATTTTGTATTTAGTGACTTTTAACATATTGTCTAGTCGTGGAGACTCGCCTTCTTCCAGTAGTAGCGTACGGATGAAGGTGGTCACCTGTAAGATGTTCCGCCTTATATCCTCTCCATGTACGCACTTCTCCCGCACCTCAAGCGTTAGGTCTTCTATTTCTTTGATTCTTTGTTCTGTATTCATTGTTGTTTTTCGTTAAGTAATTCAAAATTATTTAAAAATTGCTAATATTTCGTTCTTTGGATATTCCCGATAGATGCGGACTACATCTAGTATGGTTGCCTTGCCTGAGTACACTAAATGTTTGATTTCCTTCTTCTGTTTTTCTGTGAGGTCTGGTATTTGTTTTAGTGCTGTCATTATTGTTTTTTGTTAAGTAATTGACACGCCGCATCATAAGTTGTCGAACGAGATTCAGATCCTTCTACATTTGATTGACTCATTACATTTAAGCATTCAAGAACCGCCTCTTCCCTTCCTTGTTGGTAGCTAAATTTGGCTTGTTCACATAACAAAGTCTTTATTGCAGGATAGCATCTTTTATCTATCTCAACTTCTTCAGGCCACAACATAAACAGTGTTTTCTCCCAACCTTTAATTGTTATTTGTTCTTTCATTGTTGTTGATTAAGTTTATAATCTAAATAGCCACAACTACACCCGACATCCTTAGACTTTAAACAATAATCAGCGTGGCTTGTTTTTTCTCCCTCAAAAGTTCGCCCGTGATCAGTTCTCAGCCTAACCAAACACCCTTTTAATCCACAACTCATTAAATCAATAAAACTGTCTTCATTGTATGCAATTAAACAACTTGGAGCACCAGCACTATTTTTAGATTCTTTGCCAGTCACATCATAAAATTTAATCCTGCCTTTTAAAAATAAAACTCCATAAGCTTTAGGCCACACATGTTCAAAGAATGATTTTGTTTCTGTTCTGGCAAACACAAGTGCTATTACATTTTCGTGTTGTGAACACTTTTTAAGCCACTTGCCAGTTTCGGCACCATAAGGTGGATTACAAAACACCCGTCCTTCCCAGTTTTTTGTTAAACCATCATCTAGAACAGTGTAGTGTTTTTTTGCTGTGTCCCATGGCCTAGTAATCGGAGAACATGGATCTAAGTCAAAAACCCCAAGAGCTTGAATAATATATTGAGGAGTGAGCCACTCGTCTTTACCTTCTGTTTTTTCAAACCTTACGTCCATAATTTTTAATTAAATTCTATTAAATGTTTTACTTTGTTGCGCTTGTAGTAACCATAGAACGCCCCTTTACGCTGTTTATAGATGTTATAATGGTACTGCATAATCTCAGTAGGAGTGACTTGTTTAGCGAGTATTTTCTTGATAAACGGCATGTGATAAGCATCATTGAGACCTTGCGAATAATCGTAAGTCTTATTAAAGTTACGAACGGGGTGCTTCTTATACAAATCCCAGCTACCGTTTTCAGCAGTCATCGTAAGGATAAAATCTTTATCACCCCCGCTTACATCCCAAGCAGCTTTTAGCGCTTCATTTGCCGCCTCTCCCTTCCAGACCGTAAACCTCGGTGTTTTCGATTCGAGTTGTTTAGCTCCATTATCGCTAGGAATATTATCAGGTCTAGCGCTACTATTGCTGATAATCCAATTGCTAATATCAGGTTTGTTGTTTCCATTTTGAGTTTGGTTAAATATATTGGCGGTTTCTGGCTTGCCCGCCGTGCCACTTAAAAAGAACAAGCTGATAGATTTTCACCTTTAGACTTTGACTTGAGTCTAGCTAAATCTTCTGTGCTCATATTACCAGACCCTTTAGCGTCAAGCTTTGCCTGAGCTAAAGCAATCTCAGTTTTTTGGCAAGCCTCGTAAGCTGTCTGCGCTGTTAGGACGTTGTATTTTAAAGCATCCTCTAAAGCGCCCAAAGTGTCAGGCTGCGCCGCTATGACAGCCACCCCGAAACTTGTTAGCCCTAAGATTAAGATCACCGCCCCCGCTTTTTGTAGTTTTGTTGTTTGCATATGTTTTTTTGTTAATTAATTATGCTTATACTAATATACTACATTACCGTAAATACAAAATCAATAGATTTTTATTCCAAACCGCATTTGTTTTTCCAGTATTTCAAACACGACTTGCTTGGGAATACTTTAACGAATGGGTTTTTTGTGAGTAGTTCTTTTAATCGCTCAACAACAACCTTGCATGAGACACAAGCATCTTTCCCATCCCTAGGAGCAATTGCAGCTTGGCAGTATTTACACTTCATGTTTGTACTTTTTTAAAATCTTTTTAGCATAATTAGCCACCGCATTATCCACAATACAAGACCTAGTCATACTGGTTAGATCAGATACTTTATTTATTAATTCGTCGGTTTCTACTCGAATCCAAAAGCCATAAGGTTTTGCTGGGTTTTGTGCGTTTCTTACTCTATATTTCATGTCAATTAATTAATGATTTATACTTCTCAATGATGCGTTCAATGTGTGTTTTATAGAACTGCTCAAAGGTTATCTCTTTATTCCCAATCTCCCAGAGTCGGTACATTACAGCCCTGAGTCTAGCGCTTGGCGTTTTCTCTCCCGCCTCTTGGTCAACTTCAATCTGCACCAACTCACCCGATTGTTTGGCCGTGAATATCTCCGCCATTCTCTCAGAATTCATCTCCTGGCAATCGAGAGTAATTCTCACCGTATTGTCCGCTAGCGTGGTTACTTTACTAATTATCGACAAGGGTAGTTTAATCTTCATAAAATGCAGCGTTAGATAATGCATGAGCAAGAGCCATATCAGCGGTTAGCGCAATCGCATCCGCTGTCCCACAAGCAAAGCCTGTAGATATAGATGGTGTTTTTCCTTGGTAGGCGGTTAGTCGTACGTCCACAATCACCCTGTGGTCTTGTTGGTAATATTTAGCTTCTATCCAATAGTCGTTAATTACTCCTTTTTCTTTTAGTGATCTTAGTTTTTCTGCTGGTGTTTTTGTCATTTAATTTTTGTAAATCAGTTCTTTAATTGTTTTTGTTCTCCCCTCCCAGTAGCCCTCTGCTACCTCTTCAGGGTCTTGTATCTCGTATATCTCAACATAGATTTCTTTAATTTCTTCCTCTCCCCAGTCGCTAATCTCTTCACTCACCAGAGGATTCACCTCGTCTTCAATGACAGAATCTATATCCAGTTCCTCGACAATACACTCTCCTTGTTTGCGGGTAACACGGCCGTCTTGATGATAGCTCTTTAGTTCAATATTTATTATCTTCATTTGTTTGTTGGTTAATTATTAACTATTTTGTTTTCTTTTGATTACTTCCAGGTCATCTGCAATCGATAGACCCTTTTCGTATTTGCCAACTAAAACCTCGTAAGAGTGAGCATCAAGCCACACAAGGTCATTAGCGGTCTTGTATCTGTACCAGGTTTTACCTTGTGCGTTCGTACCAGTGGCGAAAGGGTAATTTTTGGCGACTTTTTGCACTTCGTTGCCCTCAGCCACATTTGCGTCATCATCATCCTCAGCAACTAATCCCAACGCTGTAACTAATCCATATCGGCGAAAGTAAGTAATCACTGACCCAATTTCTTGCGGTTTAGTAGGGATGGGCGGAAGCGGTAAAGTAGAGATTAACTCTTCACCGCTAGAATGGGTGATTTTAGTAACCATGTGACCTTCAGTAATACTTTGTGTTACAAAAAGTTCAAACTCTCCCAAAAGAGGCCTTATATCGTTCCAAATCTGCCCAAGAGTAGCATAGTCAAACTTATAACTCCCTCCCGTTGTGGTTTTAACCTGAACGCTAGAGTTTAGCTCTATGTTTTTTACTTTTGCTTGGAACTTTGATAATGCTAAATAAATGTTTTTCATTACTTCTTGATGGTTAAAGAGTTCAACAAACTAACCTCAGGAAACATAGCATCCATAGCCTTACTGTAATCCTCGGTGGTAGTTAAACCTAATGCCCTCTCGAGAGCACCTTGCTTCTCAAGGAATAGTTCATAGTCGTCACTCTCGGCCTTATATGTAGTATTATCGGTCTCAATTAGCAGTGTGTATTTCATGTGTTTGTGGTTAAGTAATCTTACGCTCTTATCTTACTCTACCGTTAACACATTGTCAATAGATTCCGTAATTTATGTTGACAGCTTGTTTATGTTGTCCCCTAAGTTCCCTAGCTCGTTCTGGAGTGATCACATTCTCTGTTTCACGTGTCTCAAACACTTTCCCCATATTGGCTCGGTATAAATCCGCCACTTCCCAGTTGCCTGTTAGCAGGTGGTCGTGCCAAATCTCTCTACTAACCGTCTTGCCGTTGATTTTGTATGTTCTTGTCATTGTTTTTAAGTTATGTATTAAAGCTCGCTGCATTCGGGAGCTTGAAGCGAGCCAACCCCCCTACCCCCTTAAGAGTAGGTGGTTGTCCATTCGGTATGCTTTCGCTCACCAAACAGCCCCCGGACTGAGTGTCCCTCGCTACTATCTAGCAACTGCATGCTGATAGGATGCTACCTGTCAATATTGGAGTAAAGGCTCGCAGGTTTTTGCCAAACATTTAGATAATCTTTTTTTGAGATTTTAAATAATAAACTCTTTGGTTTAGTGTGTGTTTGTCGTTTAGAAGTTTAACGCCATCTTTAAAATGCACCTCTGTGTGACACTTACTACATAACGCTACTAGGTTTTGTAGTTTTTCTTTCCCTCGCCACTTATAGGTTTTGTGATGAATGTTATACTTCTCCGACACCTGATTGCACACGAAACACTTATTCTTAAATCTCTTGCTTTTGTAAAAGCGCTCTTTTAAAGATTTCCAATGCTCTGATTGTAAGTATTCTTTATACATGTTCTTTATAATTAGCCAGTTGGTCTGCTAATAATGGACTCTTCCGAGCCGTACTCGTGAAGTTAACTTCGGGCGTCACCCTAGGAGTTTTACTCCGTGGGCTTTCCCTCAGCTATGTAGCCCCCGTGCAAGACCTTTCGCCCTTGTCAGGTGAGAAGTATAAAAAAATACACCTCTGCTATTGCTTTTGCATGCAGAAGTGCTATAATTGTTTTGTCAGCACATTCTGTATGATTAAGCACACACAGAATAACACGCCCATATCGAAAGATCAAGCGTGTTTTTTATGTTGCCAGACCAACAGCTGTGGGGCATAATACAAACGTCTAAGTCCCGTCCTTGTTTAACCCACATCAATATGTCTAAAAACCTACTTACTTTTGAAGATGAGGCTGATAAATTAATCGGCCAAATACTTACTATTATTGACACAGCGCTCCCCTCAGGCACTCAAAACAAAGCCACTAAAGATTTAGCTCGTACGGCTATTTTACGTTTCGTTGACCACGTTCAATCCCGCAGTTTGTTAGAATAACCTATAAGGGACTTAGACGACCCCGAAATAGCTCGCTCATGTATTACTTGATTCGGTTAATCGGATTTAGTATAATATCCCTAACCTACTCACCTCGCTCAGAGGGTTTTCGCCAGCTTGTCGTTGGAATTCAGGTGTGCTAAATACTCACGAATTCAACTTATATTATACGCCCCTTTTTCTTTTTATCAATCCATTTTTTCGCGGGGTACTCATAATTAGCTCCTTGAAACTAGCCTCTTTTCTGGCGATTCTAGCCCTGATCTCGTGTATTACCGAACCAAGAGCTATCTCTATCTCGTAAGGTTCATATTCGCTAATTCTGCGTAGCATGAGACGGTAGTCTTGTTTGACTATCTCTGACAAGGGTTGCTCCTCTAGCCAGCCTTGTGCTTGTTGTATGTTCACGGGGTGTAGGTTACCATTCTGTTAATTATGCTAGACTTTTCAGGGTCTTTGCAAAGTATGCTCATGACCATGCGCTTAAACAACTCTCTTAACGCCGTTACATCAGTAAAGGCATTGTGTGCATTCTTCATATCCACAGGAATCCCCAGTTGCTCGATTAGATAGCCCAGTTTGTGATTTTTGAAGCCGGGGTATAATCGTCTTGCGATTGTGAGCGTATCGATTCCTTTATCAATGTTCACCCCCTCGTTAGCCAATACCCGTCTGTCAAAAGGCAGGTTGTGGGCAATAACTATCCCATCCCCGAGTAGTTTTTGAATAGACTCCCTGACCGTGTCAAACGGCTCATACATATCAGCCTGTTCTTGAGTTATGTGGTGTATCTCTGAAGCCCCCGCCTCCACCGGTACGGGTGGTTTGTACAATTGCACATTTACGGGGTGATTGTTGATGGCCCACCCCAACTGAAGCAAGCGGGGATTGGACAGGCCGGTGGTCTCGGTGTCGAGAAATATTAGTTTTCTCATAATTCATCAATTTGTTTACGGATTAGGTTGATAACTATTCTCTGCTCATAGTCTGGTAGTTCTTCGTTAAGCAGTAGGTTGATTTGGCTTTCGATCCAGTTGATCTTGATTAGAGCGTCAAAGCTGACCACCTTAGCGCAAGTTATTTGATCGGCCTTTATCGCCAGTTCCTCGTTGAGTTGCATGAATTTAGAGTTCATCAATTTGTGAAAAAATTTCGTCCGATATGATTCTCGTCTGTTCGTTGTTGGTGTTCATCAAGCTAAAAGCTCTGATCTGCGCTCTCACCCACCTTATCCGACACAAAATATCAGCCCCCACCGGCTGATCCCCATATTCCTCAACCACCTCTGCTAGCGCCTGTTCAAGTATTTGTATTTCTTTGTCTTTTAATTTCATAAAACGATATTAAGAAGATTGAATATTTTAAGGTGTATCTCTTCATACAGGCCCTCAAACTCAATGCTACCACTAGTCCTTAACCTCGACAAATCCTCTTCCAACTCGTTTCTAAGCTCCCCTTCCAATTCGTCTACCACGCTTTGTATCCCGTCGATTAGCTCATCCCTGTCTATTTGATTCATGTAGTTTTTTGATAAAAATCTCGTAAGTACCAAAAGCTACTCCGGCTGTTTTGATAGCTTCAACAAAAACCTCGTATAATCCGGTGTTGTAGTGTGCTAGTATAGCCAGCAAGAGTGACAACAAGAACACTATAAGCTGTATTATTCCAGCGGGGATTTTGATGAATTTGGTGATTTCCACCATAATTGACACGATTATCCCCATAGGGATGGCAAGAACCGATGTTATGTCCATATTATTAATTGTTAAGCATTCTGTTAAGTATTACCGCCCAGCGTGCCTGCGTTAAAGGCTCAGTTGGTTTTTGTACAATCCCAAGTTTATGCAAAGTCCACTGAACTTGGTCTATGGTAATCGGCGCTGATGGGAGAGGATTGTCGAATAATTTAGAATACTCCTTCCACGATTCGTCAGCCCAAGATGGAATAACCTGATACTGATCATTAGCCCGTCTATACTCGTCTTCACTCATAAAAAAGTAAGCAGATGCAAAAAAATTAGACAAATCAGCCCAGTGCTCAGTTGGGATTGTATAAGTGTTGTGAGTTATGCCCTTGTAGTTGTCAATAATAGTGAGCCTCTCGTCTACCCACGCAACTCTTACAATATGTCCATATGTAGTCGCCCCAAAATTTGTCTCATCTAACTGGCCGTCGTTTTTGTCATTATTGTAGGTAGAATTTCCCCTAAACGCCACGGCTGCAGAATAGCCCTTTTTGAGCGTTTCCCAGAATTTTTGGGACAATCTATCAACTCGGAATGAAAGAAGCTTTTTGTCGTGCCTCGAGTTCCAGTTTTTACGAACCAAGTCTACCGCCTCAGATAAAGACCAGCCATAATCCGGTCTAGCTCCTAGGTTGATTGCTTTTTGCCAGAGTTTTTGGAGTTCGTCTGTAGAATATGAGTATCCAGTAAGGTCAGACACTACCCCCGCGGCTCCGTGGATTGTGCAAGAATACGCACTCACTAATTTTTGGTTGTATTCGATTTTCTTTTCCTGGAAGGTGAAAAACGGTGTCGGCGTTTCTTTTAGAATATAATCCGATTCTTTTGGACTAACCGTTGACCCGAAATCTAATTCGTCCATATGGATAATTAGTTACATATATATTATAATCTATTCTCCTTCGTCTTGTCCACTATCAGTATCTTGCATCATCATCGGCATTTTTCCATTTTCCTCTTCACAATCTTGCCACTTAAGGCTCCTAGAGTTGCAATAGTCTATAAAAATGTTTTTAAGCTCAGACGGCCAGCTTTCTGGTTTATCCATATAAATAGCTTTCTCTCCAAGAGTTTTACTTCTCTTAGATTCAAGTAATATCTGTTTGATTAGTTCAAGTATTTTGTTATTCATTGTTGTTAGATTATTTCTCTAAAGGTTATAGATCCTTCTACGCTAACATTTGTGCTGCCAGCAATCGGTCGAATACATAAAAATACCGTATCTGCTGTGCCATTAATTAAAGAACCCAATATTAAAGCATTGGTTATCGTTGTAATACTACTCGCTGCAGCGCCACTTGCCGGATTACCACTCTCTAAAAACCCTCCCCCTATAGCATACCCTCCAGTTACGGTGTTAGCTGTGGCACCAAAAGCATACTCAATAGCACTCGCGGAAAGTCCTGTCCAACTAAGTGACCCAGCAACCGTTGGATTAAACACTAACACATATTCACATTTACTTGACGCGCTTTGTATTTGTATTGCTTGATCAACTAGTTTTACTGTAATACCCAAATGGCCGCTTTTTAAACGCAAACCAATTACTGCGTATAAAGTGTCTTCTACTGATGCCACCATATGGGTGCCACCTGTCGAGACCCTCCTTACAACACCATTATCCTCATTCCCTCCCTCTGATATAGCACTACTACATATCAATTCCAGGACAGAAGCCGCTCCACTACCAGAATTACTTATTTCACCCCTAATAGGAAGGTTTGGCGTAGACATATATACTACATCTAACACGTTTGCGTGTAAAAAAGCGTGGACATAATAAATAAGTCCCCCAATCACAAAACCAATCCTCACGCGCCCCACTCCCAACCACTCATAATCAATCACAAGAATTTGCGATTTAGTAATGTCTAAAGTGAATTGACTTACCCCGGATCCATTCATTTTGTCAATATTCCAGTTGCTCTGTGGGATTACCGTATCAACGGGAGACCCACTTGCGTTAGTTCTTCTTACAACACGAATTTGCCCAGCGTTGTTTTCTAAAAAAATCCCATTAGACTCGTCAAACAAACCAACCCTTTTTATAATCCCAGTTCCCGCATTTCCCATAACAAAAGTGGAAAATATTAATTGAGATTTACCAGGTTGATAATTAAAGCGTCTTTTAGTCTGTCTTACCCTTGTCCCAGCCGTAGTATTAGATACCCCAAGGGTTGTAGATGCCCTAACAGCTACAAATGACGTTGTTGTCCCACTCCCTGAGGTGTGCTGGTTATCAAAAAACAACGGGAAGTTTTCTGCGCTATCAGCTATACTTGGATCATTGTATATTTGTTTAGAGTCGAAAATCGTAAACGGCGTTGAAACACGCAACCTACTAAAAGCATCTACTTCAGCTGAGTCACTAAAAAAAGTTGTAACCGGCAATGGATTAATATCCGAGGTTTCGGTCTCTGTTGAATTACTTCCGCCTGAATATTTTCTCCACTTGATTGCCATTCTATTTTGTGTTATACATTGTACATGGAAACATTTTTATTTGCTATCATCTTAGGGGTTCTCTTTGGCCTGTTTGCCAAGGATTAAGTTTCTCGCAGATTGTACTACTGGCATAGCAAACGGCTGTGCTGTTTTTAGAGTTCGTGCAAGTCCAATACTACCAACTGGCGATTTAAGCCCACGTTTTATAGCAATGGCCGTTAAAGCGTTTTTAAGTGCGCTACCAAAATCTCCACGCCCTAGATCAGAGGATCCGGCAGCGCCGCCTAAAATTACATCAGACAAAAACCCACTATATGCTTTGGGCGTGTGTGTCATGCGTTTTGCTGCTTTCTTTAACACGCTATAATCTCCTTTTGCTTTTTTAAAAGTCTTAAGAGCATCTTGTGAAGCGCTACCGACGATTGATTCTGCCTCGTTTTTCAATCCACTGCGGATAGACTTTCTATAGATGTTTTCTAGCTTCTCTGTTGCACTGTTCGCAAACAACTTTGACCCGAAACTTTCTTTAAACTTTTCTAGTTCCGCTAAACTATATCCACGGTTTGCCGCTTCTTTGTAAAACCCCTTAATTTGATCCAGCTTCTTCATAGCACCTGGCACTTGATCCAAAGATATACCAGCTTCTTTAATTGCCGCTTGAGACGTTGCAGATTTATAAGCGTCATCCAAAATTTGATTTACACGGGCCCCTGAGGTAGTTGTTGGTAGGCCGCTTTTTGATACTTGCTCAATTACTCCTGTTTTTGTCCTATAAGCGTCTTGTGCCATGTCGGCGATCTTTGCCCCCAGCGTCGGTCTATTACTAGTCATTGGTAGATTTTCAACATTCTCATATAATAAATTGCCTAACTTTGAAATTTCAGCCTGCGATGCTTGTTTGTTTGTAAATTGAGGTATTTGTCTAAGTCCACGTTTAGATAAACCCTGTAATAATTTACCAGCGCCAAATAGAGTGGTGTCAATAGCCAAACCTGTTGCAGCTTCTTCTGGAGTCATTGCTCTACCTTCGTTCGCTGTTACCCCTCCTTGAGTTGCCCCCAAGGAGGATCCTATTAATTTAGTTGCTGGTTCTATATATTGCCCTACTTTGGGAATAAACTTGGCATACCTTGAAGCTAAATTACCAACTACTTGCCCTGCCTTTGCACCAGCTTGTCCACCAGCAAGCGATAAACCAATGTTACCAGCTAACCATCCAGTTCCTTCGCCAAGTTTAGCCGTCATGCTATCTTTAGTAATCCCTCCACCTTCTCTAGTTACCATCTCTATATTTTCACCCGCTTTATCAGTAATAGATTTAACTCCTTCACCAAGCATTTTAACTGGCGAAACATAACCAGTTTTTTGCCCTGTTAAAGCCTCGTAACCAGCAGTTCCTAGTTTAATCGGGTCAGTGTATTGCAGTGTGTCCCCAGCAAACTTGGCGGTGTTTCCGACTACATCCCCCACCCCCTTCATCATATAATTTGTGAATCCAGCAACCTCTGAAAAACCAGGATAATAGTTTGATTTCTGTGCAGGTTTTGGAGCAATACCAGCAAAGTTGTATTGATTTGATTGATTCTGTATTCCGCTAAAATCGTATGCCATTAAAAGTTTGGGTTATTTTTTAGAAATAATGCCACAGAGGCGGGGCTTGCATCCATTCCGTTTTCTAAAAGTATTTGGGCTGCCTGTTGGTCCCTTCCTGTAGATTGTGGAGCCCGTGCGCTTTGCTGAGAAAACTGTGGTAAAGATCTAATACCGGCTACATCATAACCAGAAGCTCCATAAAAGTCTAAAGCGTTTTGTTTGGCCTTTTGAAGTAACTCTTTAAGTTGACCGATCTTATAATTTGCGACATCTCTAGTATCTGTAATGCTTGGTAACAATTGGTCAACCCTCTTTAAATCTGAGTCGGTAAGAGCACCAACTTCTTGCAAGATCGTACGAGCAGCAGGACCTGTTAATGAAGTTTTTAGTGCATCAAACTGCCTAGCTTCTGTGTCAAACGGATTCCAACCACGGGCAAATTCCTGAGGCCCCACGTTTTGAATGTTTTTATAAAAGTCATCTAGTGTACCCAAAGACTGCTCAATGCCAGCAAACTTCTGAAGGTTTTGTACCGCAGTGTCGGTTAATTGCTTGCCACCAGCACCTGTTTTTTTGGCAGACTGTTTTGCAAAAGTTAAATCAGATAAATATTCGTTAAACGCCTGAGGGTTGTTTTGTCTAAGATAAGACAATTCGTCTTTACCGAGTTCATAATTACCACTTCTTACTGCCGCCCTAGTAGCGTCAATAGGTCTTCCTGTTTCGTCAACAGTTCCAGCCTCAAACTCAGCATCCATTGCTTGGTTTGGTATGTAATCAGATGCCGCAAGTTTTTGTCTAGCCATTTCAGCGTCTAAGGCTTTTGGTATAACTCCCAATAATTTACCAATCGCTGTAGAGCCAAGTACGTCAGCCCCAGCTTTTACCAACGGGTCTTTTTTAACAACGTCTTTAGTTAAACTTTGTATGTCTTTTGCAACTTGGTAGTTTTTGTTTGGCTGCGTGTCAATTACTCCTAAAATCATAGGGTTGTTCGGATCTACAACACGAGAGTTAGAGAACTGAAGAGGACCAGTTCGATTGTACTCGGTTAACACATATTTCCCATCTGGCGTGATCTCGTTAATAACCGCAACATGCCCCCATTTTGCCGACTCGTTTGTAATAACAGAGTTACCCACCTTCGCTTGACCATTTCCACCAAAGAACGCTTTTCCTTGGTTTACATAATTAGCTAAAGTTTTCTTTTTGTCGTTTATATTCATTCCATAAACCATACGTTCGTTGCTGCCAGGTTTATTAACCATACCTCCAGCTTCATATGCACACTGCCCTCCAAGTCCAGTAGGACCGGCCGCTTTTTTAGAGCCAGGCACAGCTGCATTTTTAAGTTGTGGCGACACTTGTGCTCCAGAGTTTAAAATTAAACCCGCTCCGTTGTTTACAATCCCGGTGGCGTCGTTGGCATAAGAGCCATACCCAAGGTTCGCATATTTTTGAGCTGATAACTGGTCTTTGAAGTTTTCTTTCGCAAGCTCGTTGTTAAATTGAATACCCATTTTTTGCAAGTCTTGCTTAAACCCACGGTCAGCCATAAACATGGAAAAATCCTGGTTTGCTTGTATTTTTGCCAAGTCAAACTCTTGATCTTGGATGTATTTCATTTGTTCCCAGTCTCTGTCCAGTTCTTGTTGCGTTTTACCAAGTTTCGCCAACACAGAAGCGGGCACGCCTACATTATGCGCTAACGTTTGCATGTCTTCTGGAGACATACTACTAAGATACTGAGAGCCAAACTCTCCAAGCATAAATTCAAGGTTGTCTTTAGCCGCGGCTCTAATTTCTTTCTGCTCTGCCGCCGCTAACCTTTGTTGCTCAATTCTTTCTGCTTTTAGCTTCTCAGCAGTCTTAATCATGTTCTCTGGACTAGACGGATTCTGTTTAAATAAATCCATCATCAACTCCCCCTGAGCTGCTATTTTCTTTAACTCCAGCTCGTCTCTTGCATCTCCAAATTTATCTACTTTTGATTGTAAGTCAGAAATCCTATTGTTGAACTTCTCAAGAGCTGATGCTTTAAACTGATTGATCGCCGCAGACGACTGTCTTTCAATGTCTGCTATTTGAGCTTGGGTGTCCGCAGAAATACTTTGACCAGCATCTACCGCTACACTTGAACGTCCAAACCCTTGGAACGCCATTGACCGGTTGAGTTGTTCCTGTCGTTGTGCGCTTGCCTTTTGCACCGCCTGTACGGCCTGTGCTTTTGCCGCCTCTTGGGCCGCTAAAAAATCAGCCTCTTCTTTAGCTTTTTGAGCTTCAAGTTGTGCTTTTTCTGCGTCAAGAGCCGCTTGCGCTTCGTTTTGGCGTGTAGCAAACATTTGGTCTTGCGCTCCAAATAAATTTTGTAAATTACCAGCCTGCATCTGCGCTTGTTGCTGAAACGCCATCTGCCTCATCTGAGCTTGCTGTTCGGGCGTAGCATTAAGGTAGTCCTCTTCCGTAAACATTTGACCTTCTGGCTGTAGATTAAACATACTACCTTGTGTTGTCGCTGGAGCACCCAACATACCACCACCGGCCATTGCAGAAGGTTTATTATAAGCCGCCTCAGCCGCCCCTCTACTTAAAACTGGAGTGTATGGGGTTGGAGCGGTAGACACTGGAGTTCTTGCCCCTGTAGCACCAACTGGCACCATCGGATTAGTTGGGGTGGGAGCGCTAGAGGCTAAAGTCTCAGAACGTTTTGCTACTAAAGCTGCGCTTGGTGTTGCCGTGGTGTTAGCCGCAGCGTTCGCGGCAATTTGTGCGGTGTAACCGGGGGTGTTAGTAGTTAACTGTGAACGCAACCCCTGCAAAGCAGTGTTACGCGCTTCTTGAGACACACCTGGTGTTTCCATAGTCGCCGCCATGTTCCGTTTAATTACAGCGTTAGCTTGGTTAGCATCAAGAATTTTTTTATACTCCGCATCAGTTACCCCGATGTTTTTTTGTGTGTAAATAGGCCCTTGTTGTCCAAGTTCCTGTAAAGTTTTACCCGTGTTTGTTTCTATAGATTTTGCTAAACCTTGGTCGAAGGTTCGAAGAAGCGACTTGCCGTCGGCAGCATACCTATAACCAGTTGGCGCTTGTTTAACATAATCTTGCGTACCAGCGTTTTTTTGTATATTCCCCGCTGCATCATAACTGTATCGAAGTTGTGTGTTCTTCGCTTGGTCTTGCACTAAATTATTAGGAGTCGGTTGGGGCTTAACTATTGCCATGTTTAAATTCGTGACGATGATAATTTTTTGCCCCGTTCGCTGCTTATTATAGCAGTTATTGGGCGTGATAGTCTATCTGATTTTATAGATTTTGAGCGGATGTTCGGAACTGTTTTAGTCTCTCTAAGGTTGAAACTTTTCTTTGCGGGTCGGATTCGGTTAGTTGTGATGTTATACTTACGTCGGTTTTCTAATTTACTTGATGCGGACAAAAGCTCAGAACCAAGTTTGGACGTTCGTTTTGTGGTTTCGTTTTTAAGTTTATTCAGTTGTTGGTTGGCAGCACCAAGCGCCTTGCCTACGTCGGCTCCTTCTCGAGCCATTGCTTCTAACATAATAATGTTTGCAAGTGCTGCGTTCATTTTTTGCAACTCTGCAGCCACAGCGCCCTCGGCTTTAACGTTATCCGTCGACCTCCCAAAACCTATAAAAGCATATTTAGACTTTGAAGCCTGGAGCTCCTTTTCGGATAGATCGGCTAGTTGTTTGTATCGTGGGTCGTCCATTTATTCTAATGGTGATTGGTCAATAATTAGTTGCGGAACACCCTCGTTAAGTTCAATCGAACATTTATTAAGAGCATGCAGATCTTCTTCGGTTATGACATAAGGGAAAGACATAGAGTCCTCCCCCTCACTCATACCCATTATTTGTAAAGTGTCCGGGTTGTAAAATATTTTTCTCATGTTTGTTAGATTAAAAATTGCTGACAAATAGCCCTTCCGCTTGCTCCCGCGGTCCCAGCCACGCCAGCCGCTCCTCCAGCCCCACCGGTTCCTGCAGCGCCAGCCGACCCTCCGGCCCCGCCGGTGGTGTTGATAGTTGGGGCAGTTACCGTGCCAAGGGCTAAAACAATAACGTCAGAGCCAGGCGAGCCATTACCTCCGTTACCACCAGTTCCGTTTGTAGCGCTCACCGCATTCCCACCCGCACCGCCATTACCGCCGGCGCCACCTTGGGCGTTTATCGTTCCGGTAAAGGTAACGTTACCAGCTACCAACGCAAGAAAACCAGCACAACCCGACTTGGCGTTTCCTCCGTTGCCGCCATTGCCCGCAACCAAAGTCCCGGTCACGGGCGTTCCGCTTTGTTGCACCCTCCCTCCAGCGCCACCGTTACCACCCGTTCTCCCGTCACCTCCGTTACCACCAACACCTCCGTACGTTGTACAACCGGTGTATCCGCTACTAGATTGCGTGTCGACATCACCACCCCTTCCCCCAACACCGCCCGCTCCATGTGAAGAGTTCCCCCCGTTGCCACCGTCTGGTTTGTTACTTAACAAGAAGAACTGATGATTGCTAGAGCCCCACGTTAATATGTTGTAGTCACCACCCCTTCCGCCAGCGCCACCGCCCGCAT